ATGCTATATGTGATATTAATTGCTGCAATCGTCATATTCTGGTTGATCGCCGTGGATAGACCCGTGTTAAAAGTGAGTTTTGATGACGGCCACTTGAGCAAGGTAAAAGGGCATATACCTCCATCTTTTAAACATAACTTACAAGATATTGGCGAACATGACCCATTTACTGGTGAACTCAAAGTGTACAACCAACGCTCCGGAATGAGGCTGGTCTTTTCTAAAGACGTACCAAAGAAAGTTCAACAACGAATTCGAAATGTTTTTCCTCATCAAGGTTTCAAAGCCAATAAAGGCAAGAAACAAGCTTAGCCGACATATCAATTACTTATCTACGTTAAACGGGACGCAAAATTGCGTCCCGTTTTAGCATTTGACGCATAAAAAATTACAATCAGTCCATTTATCAAAAATGGATTTACGAATGCGATACGTTGTCACTTTATTTTTATTATTGTTACCCACAGCATCAACATTGGCCGATGATTCAGAAACAAATCCAGTGGCTAAGAAAATCAAATCGACTCTACAAAAGAAAGTCGATAAGCAGTTCGACCAATATGATGGTTATTGCGATTTAATGATTGAAATGGAACATAAAGGAAAAGTAGCAATAGTAAAACGAGTTACTGGAAGCGGAGATACAAAAGTTTGCCGTTTTGCTCGTTCAAACTTAAAAATCGGTAAGCGATATCGTTACAAACATCCTGAAAAATATATTCGCATACATATAACAACTGGTTCGTGAACCTTCAGTTTAAAGTAAGCAAGACCGAGTTACCGCAAATCAATTGGTTTCTATAATCCATAGATAGAAGTAGCATGGGAATGAATTGCAAAAAAGTTTGATAGACTTGGATTATCAAGCATTTCAATGACTTGTGCTGTGATTGCAAGTCCTAAAGAATCCCTATACCAGTGCGCATTATGGGCGCTTATGTTGAATGCGATTGCATATGCGTATCCTATAAAATGTCTCTCTTTTGAGGGACGATTCAATGAAGTATCACGAAATGACTAAAAACTATATTTTTCGTGAATTTGAATGTGGTTTAACCGTCGAAGAAGCTGCCAAACTTTGTTTAAAAACTGTGAGAACAGTCAAAGAATGGGACAAGGGAAAATCCATTCCGCCAGAGTGTAAACGCTTGATGAGGATGAATAAGGGCAGGGAACTCAGCAGTTGTGAAGACTGGGAAAGTTTCGTAATGAGGCATGATAGGTTGGAGCTTCCAACAGGGCAGTTGGTAACAGCGCAACAGGTGTTGATTGGCGTCGCACTGCTAGAACTTGGTGCATCGAACGATATGAAAATAGCGCACCAGATACTAAAGTATGCGCGAGTACTGAAGCGGTATTTATAATCATACAGATGTGAAGAGAAGGGCGTTAAAGCTCTTCTCTTCATTAACGTTGAATTGCGCTAATCGCAGAATGCAAATTCTATGATTTCTTTTAATGTTGCTTTGCTTTCGTCTGATAGCTCTTCTTTACCGTCTAAAAACGCACGTACGCATCTCCATGAATGATAAGGCTTACTGCTAGATTTATACGCTTGCTCTTTACCCCAAAGAACATGCTCGAAAGTGTCATCTACACGGAATACATTCTCATCACCAGCAATTGCAGCAATTTTAGCATTCGCCCGATAAGGATGGAGGTTACCAACTTCTTCAAGTTGTTCATCCGTATTGTCTTTTCTGTCGGTATCGTGAATAACTTTATATTCTATTCCTAGACCTTTAAGCACCTTCACAATTGCAGGGATTGTCCATTTCCCGCCTGCGGAAACAACTGTAGTGTCTTTGTGTTTAGAGTTCTCTATCTCAAGTTTCTCAACTAACTCTTCTATCATTGAAAAAACTGCTACTTCGGTGTCGCCTTCAACAATCACTACTCTCTTAGCGAAAAGGCTTTCACATACGGTAGGATGGAAGTCAAGAACAGCGCGAAGCATCACTTTTTCGTCATAGTCTGGACTCTTTTCAAATATTTCAGTTGGTAGCTGGCTTACGACCCGTCGATTCTCATCAGCTCTCTTGATTAACTTGATTGACTCAGGCTGGTTAGCTAAATCAATCAAGAAAGGAGAATGTGTAGAGCAAATTACTTGCCACAAAGGCTCACCAGATCTCTTTTGCAGCGTGCTTCGTAATCGACGCATTAAGTGAGGGTGAATGTATAATTCCGGCTCTTCATATAGCACTATTGTAGTGCGTTGCGCTCCATCAACTTGAGCTTCGATTTCAGCATTGCTTTCTAGCATTGCGAAAGCTAGAGCTCGTTGGACTCCGCTGCCTTGATATTGAAGACTCGTTTCTAACTCATCATCTATTAGAAAAGTAGCAGCTTTTGTGAACAAACTCTTAATGTCAAGCTCACCAACTGCAAGTTTTACTTTTGAATCAAAATCAAGTATGTCGTTTAGAGTCGAAGATACGGAATCTAACACGTCAGATAACCCATCTATTTCTTGGCCATCATCAGCTTTGCCTTTTAGTTTCTGCTGTAAGTCTTGAGCCTTATTTATGTATTCAAGGTAGCTGTCGTCACCCTCAACTTTTGGAAACAACTTGTTTGTAAACAAGTAGGCAAAAGGAGAGTTACCGGTTGTTTTTAACTCATCTTCAATTTTAAAACTTGCAGGTACGTACATTACGTGAGGTACTGCTTGTTGCAGTGAGTTAGCAAAGCTCTTCTCATGCCAATCAACAACTTCACTAGTTCGATCCTCATAATTTTTAATCGTGTAGTCCCTAATATCGTCTGCGCGTTTTTTATACTCGTCAGCCTTTGTAATATCCATTTCAGACAGAATTTGCTTTAAAAGTGGGTCTTTTTTAGCTTCTGAAATGCCCTTGCCATCAAACGGAGTTTCGATTAGTGAGTGACGAACATAGTATTTACATGAAGGCGCATCTGTATTCTCTGGCCATTTTGCAATCATACGAATTTGAAGCGTATCATCATGTAAAAGTTTAGAAATAGCAGGTTTAGCTTTTTCCCAAGGCTCTAATTCTTCAAGAATACAAGTAATCTTCATGATGTCATTCGATTGAGCTTGCCCTGGCCAATCTTCAATCTTGGGTTTACGGTTATCTAATACCATATTTAGGGCAGCAAGGATGGTAGATTTACCGATGTTATTTGGACCGACTAAAGTAGTGAAGTCAGCGAAATCGATCTCTGCCAAAGAGATTCCGCGAAAGTTTTCAATTCTAACAGATCTTAATTTCATAGTATTTATAGTCAACCATGCGTTAATTAGAGAGTTGCATATATACTTTCAGTCAAACCAAAAAACAATTCACTCATTACTACAACGTGCAGCTCTTCACCCTTTGAGTGGAACAGAAACCTATGATTAACAATATTAAGGTACGTGTTTAACACTATACAAAACAAGTACGGAGTGGGAATTTACCCCCGTAATACAGATACGGGGGTTTGGCCTTTACCTCCCGCGCTCGCTGCTTAGTCTGCGCGACTCTCGCGGTCGGAACAGGCCAATGACGTTAAACAACTTCTAATGATTCAGGCCAGATGAAGTAAGGACCGAAACGTTTACTGTATTTGAACTCACCACCGGAAGATTTACCCGCATCCGTCAATGAATGTTTTCCATCATCAAACGATAGATAGCCTTTGGTTACACACAGCTTAAGGAAGTCATCGGTTTTAAGCTTGTGCTTCTTAGCTAACTTGGACGAAGTGACCTTGCTTTGGTCTTGTTCAGGCTCTGATTCTTCGTTGTTCGCAGTCTCAACGGCAGCAGCTTGAACTTTCTCGAGTGATATTCGAACCTCGTCACTAATACGAATAATGCGTTGAGCCTCTTCGTATGAGTCTTTGTAAATTTCTGCATCTTCGTCACGGTCAATGAAGATACCCATTTCGTTGTTGTTTACCTGACTAAACTCATACAGGTTTAAGCTCGTGATGATACATGAGCTTTCGTTCATGTAGCATTTGGCGTGAAGATTCTTACAGAAACTCGTACGCACGAAAGATAAACCCTTAAGCCAGTTAATTTCATCAGGTTGAAGTTCACTCTTGCCATAGACAATTCTGATATCGATCTTTAAACGATCTTTGTCTTCTAGCAATTCTTTGATGCGGTCGTTTAGCTTTAGAAAAGGGCTGATTAGAATCAGTCTCTCTGATGCGTTCTTGATGAGTTCTTCGAGGTAGTAGTTTGTAGCACTTGTATTTAAAAACTTAGCCATTTCATATCCTTGACATATAAAACCTAGCGCACAAGAAGCTACGTTTAATTGGAATGGAGATCAAGGACTACGAATTAGAAACGAAGCCTAACTCAAGGTTCGATGGGTTGCAGTAGCAAGACGCACCTCTCTCGTGGTTAGGCTCTGGAAGGTTGGCTTAGCAGGAAGTGGGGAGTGGTCAGCCATTTAGGTAAGGAGGCTAACCGCGCCGATTAGCTATTGATACAAAAATATGGGTTCCGTGGGCGGCTTGGTGCTTCGCTTGCACTTCGTGCTTTGCTTATCCCTGCGGGGCAACGTCACCAGTGACAGGTGTTATTTAGTGCATTGATACCATGCGACCCGTGTTTATATTCTTGAGTACGCCAATTGTTAGGCTTTCATCTTCACACATGGCCGATGCAGCTTGTTTTACATCGGACTCTTTATCAAAAGGCACCCAAATCGTTATCTTCTTAAAACCGTTTTGCTTCATGCGTTGTTCGTACCTTTTGTTTCGATTCATACGTTAGCCCTCATTTAAGTTGAAAATATCAACACCACTTTGAACACCCGTTAGCTGCATTTCTTTGTCCGGTTCGTTCGCGTCGTAGTTAATGCTTGGTGGACAAGTTAGTAGTGCGTTGATTGTGTTGGATTTCACCATCACTAAGCATTCATCAATTAACTCAAACTCATATCCAAACTTCGCTAACGTCTGTGAACGCAAGTAATAGGTATCTCTACCTCTATCGATGCGAAACAGATAATCATGCGTGTTAGCTACTGTGTTTATACCCGTGAGATAGAAAGACTTCGCATCGTTGTACATTGGAAGTGCTTCAAAGAATGGATTTACACCATGAGGAACAGTCGTATGACTAGCTTGAGTATGAGCATTGCTAGTATCCACCCCAGAAGCGTTCGACCGAGCCAAACCAGTATCGGCTTGAGGTATTGATAGAGTAGGCGAAGTAGGTAAAGAGGACGCTGAAGCAGTTTCAACTTGCGCAGGAACTGTTTGAGCCGAATCCACATCACTATTAGATAATACATACAAATCCCAGAAAAATTTTAGAATAGCCAACACACCAATGAGCATGGCTAGAAGGAACTTTGGCGACTTTAAGATTGAGATATCTGACTTAGTTTCATTGAATCCGCCCGTACCTGTGGATTGATACAGGGCGAACACATCCACCGGAATCTTCTTACTGCTGCAGCTGGCGTAGTCTGCTTTGGTCGTGGGGTCGGTCTTAGTTGCTTTAGGACGATGGTTATAGATACGCGGCTTACGCTTACGAAAGAAGGTATCCGTAGAACGATGTGAATAGGCTTCACCCGCACAACCTTTTAGCCATGTTGGGATTGCACTGTAATCCGGTGTCAGCATGATCACATCCCATTGGTATTTTCGGTGACGCATGAAAGCGCCATAGAAATCGAACGGGTAGAGCAGACGGTTGTTCTCGTCCAGCTGCGTACGCTCACAATCGTCTAAGTCACTCTCATCGAGCGAATCAGGGTCAATGGGTAGCCAACGAGAATGGAACAACTCACCAAAGCCCTTTGGTAAGATGTCTTCGAACTCTGAGAACGGACGAGCTAAAAACTTCTCACGTTTAAAACCTGCTTCTGGACAGTACAAGTCCTGGCACTCATCGATAACAACCAATGCCCCCGTCGGCATCCAGTTAAACCAGTTCTGCCAAAGGTGAACACCTTCACTTGATCGCGTAAAGATCCTTATAAGTTTGGCACTGGCCGGAAAGGTTTCCCCAAGAATTTTCTCGATAGATTCTTTAGGGCGCAAGCCTTCAATATTGGTGACAACCAAGCGGCCTTCACGAAGTGCAGGGAGGATTTCAAACCAAGTCGCATAAGCAGACTTGTAAGAACCATTAGAGCCGTGACGAAAGATAACAGCCATAATCACCACCCCATAATTCGAAGAACAAAGGCGGTAGCCATTCCATCGATAACGATTCGAATGGCATCGACAACACCGAGTTGATAGGCGGCGTGTCTAAGGTCTGGCGCTAGGTTGTTAAACGCCGCGTTGAGAACCGTATAGACTTCGTAATCCGTCAGTATCATTGAAGCGATTTCGTAGGCCATCTCAACCATAGAGATTTTGATGGAGAGATAAAGTTTGATACCCCAGTACCAAGCATAGGTAAAGACTTCCAATATTAAGTCGGGAACAGACATGAAGAAGTCAGAGATAGAGCCAAACACATTTGCGATGTATTGAAAGGCTTCGTAGATGAAATCCATGTTAACTTCCTTTGCGTCCTGACGATAAGATGATGAAAGCGGCCATCAACATCGCGGCAAAGATGATCACGTTGCGAATGGTGCTTGTGTTCGAGCCAAGTGTATTGAATAGGTTAAAGCGCACATCCACATTCCAAGAGGCGCGAGAAAGCGTGAAGGCTTCACCGGAATAGTTGCCGTCGTTGAAGCTCATTTGGCCGAGATTAATAGGGGACTTGGACTGCATGTCCTTGAGGTTCGCTTTGAGTTTATCGATGTCATCAATTAGGCCATCCACCGCATCACCAATTGCTGTACCGTGTGACCAGCCATCGCCAGTTGGTGGAGCATGGAATTGACCACCATCATTGAGTCCATTTATCGCATCTTGAATGCCATCCAGTGATTGTCCAAGTTGATTACCGAGTTGTTCCGTGGTGCTTTGAAGTTCGCCAAGTTTGCTCACCACGTCTGAGTTATCCCCACCAGTGGAGCCAGAGCCATCAGCACTTCCAATGGCTTCTTCAATTCGACTAAGAATGGTATCTAGAGAAGCGGTTTGATCTTCAATGGCAGTCTTAACCGCATCCACGGATTTAGTCGTAGCTTGAACGGCTTTCTTTGTGTTGGTGACTTCTTTCTTAATGTTATTGGTGTTGGTTTTGATACCGCGAGTATCACTACGGACGCCATCACGGAAAATACGAGTGCTCTGGGAGCTGCTTGCCATGCGTTGCTCGATGTTTTCTAAGACTGGCGTGACTTGGTATTTAATCGCGCCAGTATTGTCCGCAACCGAATCAACTTGCTTGCGCATAGCATCTAAGAACCAGTAAGTACCTGATGTGTGCTTCTCGATTTCAGTGGCACTGGCAATCAAAGGCGAAAGGTCTACATTGCTGCTAGAGCCAGTGGATGTCTTACGGTCAATCGAGTTCATGGTATCGAGTAAGTCTTTAAGCGTAGAGTTGGTTTCATAGAACTCATGCGTAATGCCACGAACGCCCGTCTTGATTTCGTTTCGATAGTTATTCGTGCTGACTTGCTCAGTGCTCAAGTGGGAATAGATATCCGTCAACCTGTTCGTCACCGAGGCATTCATTTCGATGATTTCATTCGTATTGCGGTTTAAGAGGTTGTTAGAAATCACCTGTTTTTCTTGGATGGAACGCAGGTGGTTGATGGGACTATTGCTATCTGGATAAGCAGCTCCAGAGTTACCGCCATTGCCACCGCCACCATGGTCGAGGTCATCACCACCATCTGTATTACCATCAGACCCGTCACCAGTATCACCACCAGAATCATTACCTGAACCATCGTTAGAGTTACCATCGTCAGGTTCGGTCCAAGGAGAATCTCCGGTGTACTCACCAACATTAGAACAAGATGCACCTGTATATTTAAAGTCACCTTGCCAGAAAACTGAACTATCAACTTGAATGGTTACCCCTGTACGGCGAAGTTCACAACCCGATGAGCCAGAGCCACGACAGTAACCAGTAGGCGCATCACCCCAAACCGTACCATCCCAACGCATACCCCTAGGGCTTGAGTCTTGAGCCAAGATTTCACAAGTGGTGCGGCATTGGCCTTGATACATTTGCTCACCGTCAGGACATTCATCAGCGAAGACCAGTGGTGAAAGAAGTAATAAGAAGGGAGCTATAAAACGCATGAAATCACCTTATTACTGAGAAGAAAAAAGGGAGCTTTAAGCTCCCCTTAACCAGATATAACGCCTGTATAGACCCCGTACAAAAAGGACAGAGATATTAACGAGGCCAAAGCGATAGAGAGGAGCATTATTTACGTAGCCACGCAACAACCATCCCCAAACCGAAGCCAAGAGCCGCGATACCGATAACGCCAGAAGTGGTCAAAGACACCATCTGTTTACCGCCATCGATAGCACCGTTAATCGCTTCAACGTTAGCGTTACCTTCTGCAAAAGCCGGAACAGAAAGCGACATTGCCACACCCGCTTGTGTGTACTTGTTAGTGAAGAAGCTCTGTACTTGATTCATGTATTTCATGCTGTTTTTCCTATTATTTACCAAAGTATTTAAGTATGCGGCCTAAGACATGGCCGCCGATGAAAGTGACAAGGGACTGGCCTAAAACGTATTCGTACAGTTCCTTGTCAAATTCGAGTAATGACCAATCAAATTGACCATCAACTAACTGCGTAACTTGTTCTTTTGACATTAGAATGAGCTCACAACTGCCATTCGTTGCTTGTTGTAAAACACCATCAATAACCGTTACGCAAATAGACATAAAATTTCTTAGTTAGCCTTCATTGAAGCTTCAAAATGCTTCTTAATTTCTTGGTCGACTGGAATAAGCTCAGTCACGATAGCGCCTGCCAATGGGTCTTCTGGGTTAATCTCCAAGCGCAACTGGTATTCACGGCGAGGAACCAGAGCGCCAGTGCGCTCAAGGAGTAGGGCGTAACTATGTTCAATCATCAAAGGTTGATCCCATTGCGGGTTTACGTCACCAGATTCGCCAATGGTGCGACGCTTGAATTTCTCCGAGTTGATTTCGCGTAGTGGGCGCGAGATGTTCAGTTGTGCACTGTCACCACGTGCCGAGTTCCAAGTGATGTCCATGCCTAGGACGAAAACAGATTTAGCCATTTGTTAGGTCTCCAATATGTGTGTCACCAACTTGCCGTAGGTATCGGGGAAGGTGAATTTGGTTCCATCACGGACGAGTGAGCCGACAACGGTTTCAATGTCGCCCTCATGGAATTCGATTAAAGAGTTCAGGATTTTCCCGTACTGGCGACGCATCCAGTGAGCCGAGGCCAACAGGTCTAACGCCGCACGTTTAGTCGGGACAGGTTTGGTATTGAATTTCTTTGCAGTAGAAATCGAGGCTGCGAAATCATTGAGCGCGGCATACGCGCCAGCTGGATTCAGCAACACATCAACATTCCATTTTTTAAGCTCGACCTCAGAGCGATACCAAACAAGGCCAGTGTTTGCGAGTTTCTGTTCAAGCGCCTTGTTGTAGATACGCCAGTAAATGCGCGAGGTACGCGAACCAATCGAGTATTGCTCTTTGGTGTAAATCGGTTTGCCGTCTTTGCCGATACTGGCAATGGTCATATCTTCATGAAGCACAGGACCACGGCCACGTTCAGCAGTGCGGAAACAGTCGTCACGCCACGCCTTGTAAGCGTATTCGCAATCAAAAATCCCGTCGTAATCGTCATAGGCCAAGTCAACACGCGCCAAAGTTTGCACACCAAGCACATTGGTCAGCCAGTCATGTAGCGACCACGTAGGACGACGGGCAAATACATGCTTGCATCCCGTTCCGTTGATTTGGAAATGCACCGTGTCATTGTTACCGCCGATACCAACGAAGCCGCAGAAGTCCTCACCATCTGGCGAAGTCAGTTTCATGGATTCGGTGTAGAACTGGAAACCCAAACCACGAGGTGCAGATAGCGACAGACCAAGCACTTGATTGGTGAAGATACGCAAGCAATCTTCCAAGTAATTGCGATAACAGATATCAAACGCTTTGTTGTACGAATCAATCTCGTCGGAAGTCTGAGCGACCGTCGGATTAAACACAGGTGGAGCAGGGAACTTAGGCGCACGACAGTGACGCTGTAACAGTCCAGATTTGGCAAAGCCTTTGTATTCCTCATGCTTGTGCAATCGACGAACCGCATCGTGACAATGACGTAAGTCTTTCACGGCAAACGTAAAACACAGGTAATCAATATGAACGCTTTGCTCATCGAAACTTTTAAGGATGTTAGTTGCAGTAGTCATCGAACACCCCCATATTGATACGTTGTTCAACGGTCGTGTTGGTGATGGACACCAACTCATAAGAAGCGAACTGAGACGAAGCCCAAGACTCAAGATGAGACATGGATTTAAGCAAATCCCATTCGTCGCAACCTTTGACCAACACAGACACCGTGTAGTCAGGCAGCAAGTCGTAATAGATGATTTGAGCTTCGTTCATGATTACTGAGCCTCTAAAGCCGTCGCTTTTGAAGGTGTCATGCCTAAGAAACGACATAGAACTTCATGTTCGTCAGATTCAAAACGAAACTCGTAATCGCCAACCGAGAGATAACCAAAGGACTCTTGGTTGTTTTCGAATGTGCTAATGCAGTAGCCAAAGTGATTGAAAGGAACAACGACTTCTTCAAAGATGTCAGTTGTAGTGATGTAACAGAGCTTGAAAGCTGGAACGTGAGACACTGCGAAGTGACGGAGCGTTAACGTTTTAACATTGACGTTTTTAACTTCAGTTTCTAATACGACCAT